TCATTCCTTTACTGCTACTGTCATTTTGCCAATGGACTGAATGATCGAAGCTGCGGCTTCGTCTACGGTGAAGGTGACGGCAGGAGTCTGTTTGATCTCCTTGCCGTTGGTGGTCACATCATGGCGGTCGGCAAGATGCAGAACACGCGACGCAATCGTCGGGTTGTACTGCTCACACATAGCACCCTCCAACTGATCGGATTCGATTCGCGCGCGCACGCGTGCACACACGACGGAAAACTCATCGAGCTTCTCGTATTCTCTGAATGTTTCCGGGATGATTCCGGCGAACACCGCAAAGCCGGATAATGTCAATGGGCGTTCATAAGGTACGGGAATAATAGAACCGTCGGCCAATACCTTGTTGCTGTATCGCGGATTCGCTTTCACCCATTCGACATACTCTTCGAACTTGGCTTCAAGAGCTTCGGGGGTATATGCACGAGGGCGGCCCACTTTCTTATTAAGGGTATTCATGTTATTATTCGTATTTTTTTCGACCTAATTTTCCGAGGCTGTTTTGAACCTTGACCCGCTTCTCCCCTTTGATGATGTCAACCACTGCAACTCTGGGCGCCGGCATTTCAAGCATAGCTTCGCGGATCATCGCTTTCATCCCTCTCATTCCGTCGTTGCGCTGGGGAAGATTCGATACTTGGATGGCGTTTCCGCCGCTTGCCACGTTCATGGCCGAGAGCATTGCGCCCCAGTCGTTGACAGCCTGGGCGGTCATCACAGCTTCGCCGTTGGATAACATTGCGGGGATGCTGTCCGAAGTTCCGGTGCCCGGGCCCGTGACAAGGCCGCCTTCCGAGAAGAACGAAGGGATGGCTTGTGCGAGCGTTGTCGCCGATGCGATCGCCGCCTGCGCTGTTATAATTCCTTTCTGTGTTGCAAACCATATAGGTCCCGCAATAGGTCCGAGTTGGAATGATGCAACCATCGCTTCCATTGTTGCTTTTTGAGCGTCGATGATGATTTGCGTCACGGCCAATGCCTGCTCTGCAATGGCGAATGCCTCAAGATCATCGCCCAACGCCCCGAATAAACCTCTTAGACTCCCAACTAACGAGGAGGCGGCCGCCAGTTCGTCCAGTTGCACTTTTATTGCCTGATTTTGCGAGGCGATAGACAGGTCGGTCGTTTTCTTAATTGCATCTTGCACATTGTTTTCTGCATCCAGTCGGGCCATCTCATAGGCTTGAATAGAACCGTATTGCGCACTCCATTGCTCCTCATCCATTTGTGAAATAGCGTCATATTTACTTTGAGCAATACGCAATTCTTCATTTGCAACGGCCTGCTGCGCTTTAATCCGTGCATCCTTGTCGTCCCCGATCAATCCTGCATAGTTCCTGTTTTTTACTTGCGCAAGAGATAGTTTGTCCATCTCTTCCTGGACTTTGATCCGCATCTTGATCCTGTTCTCCGCATTGCGGGCTTCTTCCTCGAACTCCTTATCGCTCCAACGCTGGCGGATTTCGGATTCCTCCTTATACCTGCGTTCCTCCATATTCAGGATCAGCTGGTTTATAGCCTCCCGGGATTCCGCAGTCAGCGTTTTGTCGTATTTGAGTTTGTTTTCCAGCTCTTGGCGTTCCCACGAAAAGCGAAGCCGGGAAAGTTCCAGGTCTTTTTCAAGGCTCGCTTGTCTAAGTTCAAGAATGGATTTTGATAATTGCTTCTCTAAATCGAGCTGTGTCCTGGCGGCTTGTCGTGCTATTTTATTAGCAGCCTCTTGCGCCTTCTCATTCGTTCGTCCAAGTTCTTTTAAGCGTTTGATCTCATTCTCAACAGCTTCGGCCCTTTTATTCCGTGAAATGATTTCGTCCTCCGTGGTTGCGATCTCCTTGTTTATATCGGCAAGTTCTTGTTCCTTTCGCTTGATTAAATCCTTGATGGCCTCCCCTTGCCCATTGATGTCATCTGTACTGATCTTGTACATATCCATCAATGTTTTCATCGCTATTTTGTTTGCAGAAAGGGCTTCGTTATACCGATCCGTAGCATCTCGCACTTTATTCAGCGTGCTTTCCAGTTCATTGGAAACCTCTACATATTCACTCACGACCGGACGGTTCCCGGCCATAGTCGTCCGAGTTTTTGTAGTGTTCTCATTGAACATCCGGTATATTTCCTGCGCACGCTCTTTCAATTCCGGAATTTCACTATTTAACCCGGCACGAAACTCGGTAAAATAAGCGATCCCGGCCTCCCGGCCGAATTTTTTAATAAACTTATCCTGCACGCCTTCGAAGGCTTTGTCCATCGTTTTACCGTATTCTTCGGCGGCATTGGCATTGGATTCCTCCAAACCCTTAGCAATAGCGGCCGCCGTAATACTGCCTGCAAGGGCATCATAAGCCGCCTTTTGGTCCTCCAAATTCCGTATCTCCTCCTTTTGGTTGGAAAGATAGTCCCCGTATTTATCCTCTATGACTTTGCGGGCGGCGGCATATTCGGCTGTACCCTTTTTTGCCTCACGGAGGGCGTCAAACTCCCGCTTCAACTCTGATCGGCTGTTTTCAATGGCCCGGTTGAGGTCTTGCGTATATTGAGCAACATCCGACAACGCATTACCTGCGCTAAACAATCCCTTTACCCACGCCCCGATCTCTTTCCCGTAGGCCGTCAGCAGGGTAATGCCCACGACCAAAGCCGTCTGCCAGGAAAAGATAGACGAAATAACCTGCCGGAACACCGGGATCGTCATTTTCCCCTCGGCTCGCAACGCTTTATTATTGGCCGAAGCTCTCTTCAGTTCATCGGCAAGCATCGGCAGGTTGTTGGAAATCGCCAGAAAAAACTGCTGGGCGGACATCGTGAGCGACGGAAGTTCCCGGGCCACTTGTTGCACCTGGAAAGAAAGCGGACTAAGCGCACTTGCATAATTGCCGACATTGGACCGGAAATTCAGCAAATCCTGCTCGGCCTTGTTCACCTCCGTTTGCATATTGCGGACTTGTTCGGCCATCTTCATTCCTTTTGCCGATTTGCGGTCAGCTTCGGAGAGTGCATAATACTCTTTCGTCAACTTCGAAATATCGTTCCGGAGTTTATTAACGGAGCCATCAAGCTGCGCATCCTTCTTGACCTGTTCGTTGATCTGCTTCATGTATTGACGCTGCGCATCGGTATTATCCCGAATTACGGCTTTATACCGGGCCATCTTCTCGTAATAATCTGCATCCTCTTTCTTGAGGTTCTTAATAGACTGCCGGGTCTCATCTATTACCTTTTGCGCCTCTGCCCAGCCTTTGATAAGTTTCGAGTATTCGATCTCGATTGCGATGATCTTGTGAATGGAATCCTGTGCCATATATCCTCATATGGATTAAATAATTAACAATCTATTTTATACTAACCCAGCGCTCCGTGTCCCGGGTTATTCCCCGCTTCTGCTCGTCCGGTAGGAGCGGCTGAGAGGCGGATATACGCCCCCATCTACCGCCCCAAAAATAAGGACCTTTCGATTTGGAGACCTCAAAACCACATAACCGTCCGTCATGCCCGAACAGTTTCAAAACCGTCGCATTGTCGGTCGTAATGCTGGCCCCCTTCGCCGGAACCGATATTTGCCGGATAGCATTGATCTGACCGTCTCGATTTCTCTGATATACAACGGCGACTAAACGCTGCGGGACACGCCCCGCCAAAGACGCAAGACGGCCCAAGAAGCCATCGCCAGGGCAATCCACGTATTGCAATGATACGATGTATTTCCCCAAACGGATCTGCCAATCGTCAGACCCTCCGGCAGCGATTTGATTCCGGATGCAATACTCCGCGTAGATTTTAGCTTCTTCTTTCATAATATTTTGATATTTAATAGCTTATCTTTTTTGAAGTGATATTTGAAGTCGTGATTGTATTTGACCCCGAGTTTCCGATCCGTGTCCACAATAAGCTGCATCAACTGCCCTCTCGAATAGCTTATATGAACCTCGGAATCGTCCCGCTGGCCGCCTCTGCGTTTTTCTTTTGGATTTATCCTGCTCATTCCCCCGTTTTTAGTACCTTTGGCTTGCGAGAACCAAGTACAGGGGGCGGGCCCTTGTTTTTAAGGATAGACGGCACAAAGCCCATCTATCCTATTTTTGGGCCAGCCTTGCAAACCTCAACAGAGCCTCGGCAATATCTACAGCCTTATCCGGCGTGAAAGTAACGACCGCTTCGGGTGTATCCTCATCACCGCCGTATTCAACAAGAAAATACACCTCTGACGGATTAGGTTTGCGATTTACGGTCACTTCGGCAACTCCGACCGTAAGGGTTGCGCCGTCGTGCTTGAATGATTTGCACGGCATTTGTGCCGTCTTTTTCTTGGGCTGTGTCATAATTATGCGTGTTTAACAAGTTAAAAATGCTTATTTATTTTACTCGTTTCTGCCACATTAGGGCGTTTATGATATGCTTATTTCAACGGCTGGGTATCAGACACGGAAACTCCCCGCCTCGAATCCGTTTGCCATATAAAAGGCGATTTTCTCGAATTTGTCGCCGAATTTTGTAAACTCGTCCCGCAATGGCGGGTAAAACATCTGTTTTTTCATATCCTGTTTCTGAATTTTCGATTATCTCCCCCGCCGTGGGTACTTGTTCCACTTGGGTATTTTCATGCGCTTAAATCGCAAACACTCTTAAAACGGTTCGCCGTCCGTTTGGGGGGGGGGGCGCCGTGCTTTCATAGTCCGCAATACGTGTAATACTTTCGTTGTGCCGGAAAATCACGCACCCCGTCGCCCCCTCCCGGTTCTTGGCGATATGCAGCAGCCCGACGCCCTCGGCCGGAATGGTCCCATATCGTCCCGCGTCTATCTCGGTCCGGCCGTACATTGCAGGACGGTCGATGAAGGCCACGATATCGGCGTCCTGCTCGATGGCGCCAGATTCCCGGAGGTCCGAAAGCATCGGGGTTTTATCGGTTCGTTCCTCTATTTTGCGCGACAACTGCGACAACAAGATAACCGGAATATCGAGTTCCTTTGCGAGCAGTTTTGCCGAACGGCTGGCGGCGGCGATCTCCCGCTCGCGGGTGCTGTTCGTGTTCCGGCTTGCCGTGTCGAGCAGTTGCAGATAGTCGATAATGACCATCCCGCACCGTCCCCGGCGGGCCATAGCCTTACATTGCGAGCGTATATCCCCCATCGAAATATTGGCCCGGTCATAGAGGTAAACCGGCAGCGCGGAAAGTTCCGCGGCGGCCTGTTCGAGCCTGCGCCAGCTGTCGGCGTCTATATCGCCCGTTCGGAACGATCCGGAATTAACTCCCGAACCTCCTACCAACATTCGCCCGGCCAACTGTGTATCGGGCATCTCCAGCGAAAACACGCACACCGGAACCCCGGAAGCCGCTGCGGCGTGGGAGAAATGGAGCATTACGGCCGATTTGCCCATACCGGGCCGGCCAGCCAACACGATAAGCTGGCCACCCCTCCAGCCGCCCGTAAGGGCATCGAGGCGGGACAATCCCGAAGATATGCCGATACACTCCCCGGTTTGGCGGGCCTGCTGCCGGCGTTCCAAGTCGTCGAGGGTGGCCCGCACGACCTCCGAAAGCGGCGTAATATCGTCGGCGTGTACCGTTGCGGCGGCTATGGCGGTTATTTCCGACGTGGCCCAGTCTATGACACCGTCCGGATCGGAGACAGCGCGCGCCGCGAGTTCGTGGCCGAATAGACACAACCGGCGGCGGGTCTCCGTGTCTTTGAGCTGCCGGGCGTGGTCGAGGACATTTACCCCCGAGCCGACGGCCTGCGTGAGCTTTGCCAGGTATGCCGCCGGGTTGCCTAACCCATCAACGGTTTTACAGCGCTGCGTAAGCGTGTAGAGGTCGATTTTAACGCCTTCCGCGAGCATCGAGAGCATCATGCCGTAGATTTTGCCGTGTATCGGGGTCTGGAATGCCGAAATTTCGATCATCTCCGCCGTGTCGGGTAAATACTCCGGTTCGAGAATCAATGCGCCCAAAACGGCCGTTTCGAGTTCGGGCGATTCCGGGAGCACTTCAACGGCCTCCGGACGGTTATAGGAAATTTGTTTTTCGCGTCTCATAGTTAGTTTGTTTTTGGGTTGTGGTGTTAAACTCGGATTTGCGGCGCATCCAATTTCGCGCGGCGGCTTTCCAGTCTTTTATCGGGGTTTTACCCGTTCGCCAGCCGTTGGCCGTGAAATGGTCGTAAAAGCATTCCGAATCCGTATCGCTTCCTTTGATCGTCAAAAAATATTCTCTCACATTTTCGAGCGAGGGGACGACAAACGCCGTGCGTTTGGTAGTCCCGTTACGCGGCTTGTCCGCGCTACTTGGGGCGACAGCGTCGGGACTTACCGCGGTCGCAGATTCCCCCTTAAAATCCCCTTTACTCTCTATATCTTTATCCTTATCTACATCCTTATCCTTATAAAGGTTAGGTTCTTGGTTATGGTACTGGTTAGGTCTTTGGTTAGGTTCGTTCGCCTTTCCGCTTGGGTTATTTCGGCTTCCTTTAGGTGCTCCGCCTTTTCGTCCATTCTCTACACAAGCATCGTATCGGTTGTGCGCATTATCAATCACGGGCTTGATCGCAATAAACAACGCTTTTGCAACCGCATTACTATCCGGACCGGGCGCAATGCCTTCAAAGGCGTAATCGAATATCGTTTCCGATACGACCTTGTACAAGTCCGGCGGCAATTCGCGTAAAGATTCACGGAATGAACGGTAATAGACCATCGTATCGCGGCTCATCGTGTACCTCCTTTCCGGGCCTGCCTACGCTCCCATTTAACCCAATCCGCCTCAAGTTGAGGGTAGCAATCATCATAGAAAATGCGGGATAGATCGGGCGGTAAATCCGGCAATGTACGGTCAAGTCCATACACTACTATCGCATTCATAAACATCTGGTATTCGCTGGGTAAAAGCCCCTCCATCGCAGCCCGAAAGGAACGGTAGAAAACAAAGCTATTACACTTATTCATCGCGCACCTCCTTTCGGATGAAATACCGTTTGAAACGGCCGCCGTGCTCGGCCTTTACCCATTCGTCGGATATTGCGATACCCTTGTGCCGTAAATCCCGAATAAGGGCCCGGGGATCGGACAACCTTAGCGCCGCGGAAATATCCGCTACCGAATGGCGCCCACCCTGCAACAGGAAATTATACACCCGCCGTTGATGGTGACCAAACAAAATTTGCATATCATTCCCGGATTGCGTATATTTGCCGGTGCCGTTATTTGCCCCTGCGTACTCGCTTCGAGTGCCGGGGGCTTGCTCTTTCTGTTTCATAGCTCCGGGATTATTTACGGTTGGCACTCTCGGCGATACGCAATGCGGCGGCGGTCCGCTTGTCCTCCGGACGCACGGTGCGCGATTCGATCCACGCAAGAAGTTCTTTTTTCGAAAACACCGTACGGCGTCCGAATTTCTTGTGCGGGATTGTGTTTTTGTAGACGAGGTTGTAGAGTGATGCCCGAGTGGTAGGGATGCCCTGCGCGGTCAGAAACCGGGCGGCATCCTCAACGGTCATCCCGTCGGTTTCGACGGGTTCGTTCTTGCGCCGGAAGTCGGCGAGTTTGGGAAGAATCGCGTTTACTGCATCGCTGATGATGGATTGCAGTTGCGCAGGGGTGGTGACGATAACAGGTTCATTCATACCTTAACGCTATTAAGTGTTTAACAATGTCCGCTGATCGGGCGGATTGCTCAACGTTGATAGCGCAAAGGTGATAAATTGAGTAGTGGAGCCCCGTGTACTCCACTGTATTACACAATAATTATTTCAATTTATATCGCAGCGATTCTAAAGCCTCCTGTTTGATTTGTTTATCCCCGGTGTACTTGTCGTTATTATAGCTGTTTACATAATCAACGATACCGGTTAGTGCCCCTACCTTACCTGGATATGCGTCCTTGAAAGCCTTATGTATATCCGATAATTTACCGTTATATTCTACCAAATACCCGGCATCATGCAAAACAATTATTAACATAGCGATTAGCTTTCCTTGCGTCGCCTTGCAGGGTCTTAACTCGTTATCGATGAATTGTAAAACTTTATCGCGATCTCTTGTTATATAATCCACCAAAGAATATTGGGGAGCTATTGTATTCGAATGTGTTTTTATCTTGTCGATAAAAGCCTGACGATCCCTAAAATGCGCTATTTGGCTTTCACATTGAAAGTGCAATGTTGACAATTCGGCATCTATATCTGCCCCTCGTGGATGGTCGTGGCGATAGTTTTCCCATAGATCATTCATTGCCAACTCACGGCATTCTTCACTTCCCAATACATCACCGGAGCTAATATATTGCCCGTCATCGCTAACAAATTCCAATCTTTCATTATCATAATGAAATGATAATGTTGGATTGTCGACAAAATATTCAATATAATCGTGCCCCGCTGCGAATATTTGGTCTTCTATTTCTTCTTCTGTGGGAGCTTTCCCCCGGTCAAAACCGAGCATATTTTTATTTTCGTCGTGAATATCGCAAATGCGACCTTGTAAATATTTATATCCATCGACCTTTAATTCATCGACGAGTTCGTCGCAAAATTTATACTGCTTTTTGAGTTCTCGTATTTCGGATTTTAAGGCATGATAACCGAGGCTATTATCCTCACCGCATTTGTCGCCTCTGAATATTTTCGCTTGTTTTATTGTCATATCTCTAAAATCTGGTTAATAATTCCGCATTTTTTACCCGCTCCTCTCGCTCAAAACTGGCGAGGTAGTTTTCGGTCGTTTTGAGGTCCTGATGCCCGAGACTTTCCGAGATGTAGGCAATATTGGTTCCTGCCCGCTTCAACACCGTAGCGAACGAATGCCGGGCCGTATAGGTCGAGATATTGCCGATCCCGAGCTGTTCGCCCACCTCCTTCATACGCTTATTGATCGCACGGGTGAAATACATCGTTTTACACTTCCGCCGCATTGCATCCTCCTGTCCGTCGAGAATCGGAAAAATGAAGCTGTCGGGCCGGGAGGGGTTGCCCCAGCGGTTGATTATTGCCTGCATCCGCTCCGTGACAACGACCCGGATTTCCTTGCGGGTCTTGGTCGTCCGCTCGGTCTTTTGCCGGACGAAGCATATTTCACCGTTCACGATGTCCCGATACCTCAACTTTACGAAATCGGCAACGTTGATCCCGTTGCACAAGTAGAGGAACAGCCAATAATCGCGGTATTTGGCCGTTGCCTCGGTTCCGTCCTCATAATTGGCTATCTGCCCTATTTGCTCCAGCGTGAGGGCCAATTTACGCCCTTCTCCGGCTTGTATCTCATACCGCCCCCGGCCGAATGGGTATTGCGCCTCTAAAATCTTTCCGCACCGCTTCATGTCGTTGAGTATTGCCCGTATATGTCGCATATGTATTCCGACGGTAGTACGGCTTTTACCCTCTTTAAGCAGGAACTTTTCGTAACGACGAATCCAATCCACCGAAACACTCGACAAAGGAACACGAGGTCCGGCAAATCGTTCTATCCCCTTCATAACAACCCGATAGGCCATCATATTCCCGATGCGTTCCTGTGCTTTCATTTCGGCTATTTTACCCTCAAAAGCAATATTAAGCGTATCGCCACCAGCTCGTTTTAGTCGATTGTTAAGATTTTCCAATGAAAAGATACCGCGCATTAATAAGTCCTCAACAGCCGTCCGCACTATCTGGTAGCTGCTTTCGATGTCCTTGCGTATCTCCACAAGTGCACGGGCTTTTGTTGTTGGCAGGGCGTCCCACTCCGCCGGCATCAAATCTTTCCCGGTCGGATAATAGTGACGCACTCGATTGTAGGTAACACGGATTTTTACGGAGCACTTCCCGGACTTTTTCGGATGGGCTGAATCGAACATTGCGGCCACCGTCACACCGTCTTTCGAGTAGTTCAT